CCAGTTAATGTTGTAGTGTTGCCAGTGTTATCTACTGATCCACCTGCGAATGCTGTATCAGCTTCGTCAAACAATATTTCAGGTTGATCAGGTGATGCGTTCTGAGTACCACCTACATTTGTTATTGATCGTGATTTCATTGCAAATATCAAACCTGTTGGTGCTGACATAGGCTGTACACCAGCTATGTCATACGCAATCAAGTTAGGCATTGCACGTCTTACCATAGAGATAAGAATTGGATCAAATCCAGCTCCGGCGGCAGCAGTGGTTGCAACACCAACTGATCCTCCACCGACTGTCAATGTTCCCTCAGTAAGTTGTCCTTGTGCAACCATTTCCTTCTCAGTATTTTCTAAGAGTTTAGCAGTTACAGCACGACGATACTGATCTTTAAAAGCAGGTGCACTCTCGTGGTCGAGAACAGCACTCCACTTTTTCATTTCTGCGTCTGCGTTAAACATAATTGTTTTCCTTGTTGTTAGTATTTCTTGTTATGAAATAATTGAACTATTTTTTTCCATACGAGACAATGCATTTACATAGTGAGCCATTCCTGATGGAATAGTTTTATCTACGTCTGGTTGTCCCTCAACGATTACTTCTACATCACCTGATGTTGAAGCACTTTCATTAACTTCCTCTGTTTCACCAAAGAAAGTTGCTTTTAGTGTCTTGACTTTTTCAGTGAAGTCTTCTTCACTTACAAACTCAGCACCTTCAAGCATGTTAACAAGTTTTTCAACTTGTGTAGAAGTCATGTCAGATGAATTTTCACGAATGATCTTTTCACGAAGTAACTCTTCTAATTTTTCTTGTAAGTCTTCTTTATCAGACTCTGCCTGATCAAGTGATTCCTTAACAAGTACGTTTTCTTCTGATAGATCAGCTACGAGATCACGCTTAGACTCTGGAACATCAATATAGCTCTCTACGAATAGAGAATGAAGTCCCTTCATAAAGTCTTCAGTGATTTCAGAACGAAGTTCAGCATCGACAGTTTCAGCATTAGCTTCAACCCAATCTTCAACTACATAAGTTAGGTAATCGTCAATCTTCTCTACTAGAGTTTCTCGAACGTGTCCTAGCTCTTCTTGAAGGTCAGCTTCATATTGAGCTTCTAGGCTTTCTTTAATATCAGCAACTTTATTATTAATAGCTGCTTCAAAGATTACCTTAGCCTTTCCTTTGAAGTCTTCCGTCAAGTTAGAATCAGCTTGTGTTAACAAATCAATTTCAGATTCAAGATCGAATGATTCGTCCATCTTTCCGTGTTTGATATGTTTCATAGCATTCATCATCTTACCGTAGTTAGCCTGAAGATTATGCTTCTTCATATTCTTCATCATTCCATAAGCAGCTGAAAGCATATCACCTTTAGTTTTACCCTTTGCATCGTTAGCTGATTTAGCGATAGCAGCAACAGTTGCTTTAACAGCATCATTACCGTCATCTTCAACATTTTCATACGTTGCAGTAATTAACTCAGTGATAGAATCAAGAGTTGCCTCAAGTTGAGACTTCTTCATTCCTTTCATTTCCTTATAGAGTCGATTTAAAGATTCGGCTTTAGTTTTAGGAGCTTGCTCCTCTTTTTCTTCTTCCTCATCTTCTTCGTCTTCGTCTTCTTCGTCTTCTTCCTCATTCTTTTTCTTCTTAGAATGATCCATTTCTTTCTTCATCTTTTTAGAATGCTTAGCTTCTTCTAAAGATTCTTCTTCGCTTTCTTCAGTCTCCTCGACTTCTTCAACGATATCTTCTTCTTCAGTTTCTTCTTCAGCATCTTCAGCGATGACTTCTTCGTCTTCTTCGGTGGACTCACCGATTAAGACACTTAAGACTGCTTCATCAAGACTTTTGTCTTCTTTCGAATCCTCTGCTGTTTCTTCAACAACTTCCGTATCCTCAAGAAGGGCGTCTTCCTGAACGTCTTCTACAACTTCAGCATTTATTTCTTCTGCCATTTTTAATTTACCTTCTTGTTTTAGAGTTTCGAGAGGAAATCCTGAAAGATTCTTTCCTGCGCCTCTGCGAGACGTTCGGATGAAGCTGTTTGAATTTCAGTCTCATACTTTTCAATTTGTTGAGGTGTTAAGACTCCACTTTCATATACCCATTCAACACCTTCCATGATGCCATCTACGAAGGCAGCAGGTGCTGAGGGGTCTTGAACAATGTCTACTGTAGATAACATATAGTCATCTTTAACGTAGGTTTTTCCGTCCTTTTGTTCAACAGTTCCCATACCACGACTAGAAACACCTAACTTTACACCACCATTGATTAGTCCTTTCACGATTTTTCCCATCGGTGTGTCAAGTATCAGTGCTTTTCCAACAACATTATTACCCTCAAATTTGAGTTCGGTAATTTTGTGTGAAACTTTGTCTAAGTTAATCTGTGGGCCTTCAGGGTGATCTAGTTCACCAACTGCCCGTCCAGTTTTAACTTGTTCCTTTACATACTTAGCAGTAGCTTCTGCTAGTACTTCTTTAGGATAAATTCTTTTATTGCGGTTCATCTTCTCCGCTTGCATGAATACACCTTCGATAAAGGTGTTCTTCTTACCGTCTTTTTCTTCAACGAGATAATCTAAGTTCTCGTCTGTATGTTCAGTTATTAGTTTCATTATTATCGCCTGTGTTAAAAATGTCTGCCGTAAGTTTAATCTTACGAATTTCGCGTGCATCTCCTAGCTTTGACTTTATTGTTTCGTCAAAAGCAGCCTGTGCACCATCCTTATCATCTCGTAACAATGAATTAAATATTTGTGTTGCATCACTCATAGTCTTATCCCTTATTTATAACATTTTTGTATTAGAGATCGTCCTCATCGTCATCTTTTGCAAGATCACCCTTCTTAACTTCGTCTTCAATCTCTTTATCCATTCTTTGCATATCTTCTTCAGATTGTCTTAGAATGTTTTGTCTTAACCATTTAACAGAGAAGTATTTTCCAACTAAATCTTCCATCTCTGATGCCATAGCTAGACGTTCTTTTAATATCTCATACTCTTTAAGTTCTGAGAAATAGTTATCCTCAATAAAGTCAATATTGATTTTTTCAGCCATTTCAGGCCATTCTTTTCGTTCAATAATTCCTTTGAGGATTAACTGTGCCCTAAGGCTATCTAATATAATACCTGCAAACTGCTTCCTAAGCCTATCGATAAATCTTTGGAATTTGACCTCATCTCTTGATATTTCGGAGGCTCTACCAAATGTATATGAATCATCTTCTTGAAGCCGACTTACAGGTACATTTAAAGCTCTATAAAGTTTCTTCTGAAAGAATACAACATCTTCTATCTGTCCAAGGTTTTCACCGCCAGATAGTGTAGTAATCTCTGTTCCTCTACCACCTTCTCGTCTTGGAAGATAAAAATCTTCTAACATACTCATGTGGCGTCTATCGTCAGTTACTTCACCTGTATTAGCATCATATATAAGCTTGTTTCTGTACTTTGAAACAACATTGTTTACATACTCTTCTGCTTTATTCTTAGGTAAGTTACCAACATCGATATAAAAAATTCTTCGTTCAGGTGCACGTGATACACGATATACAACAAGTGAATCTTCCATCATTCTTAATTGATTCACAAGTTTGATTGCTTTATGGAGATGTGATACTATTCTTTTACGACTAGGATCAGTAATACCTGAGTTAGCTGTTATAATAGCTTCTTTTGCAATCTTTACACCACCAATTTTCGTTGACCCACCAGAAGTTTTAGATTTATACTTTTCTGAATAAACATAGTATTCATTAACAGTCTTTTCAACTTCTACCTTTGTTTTAGGATCAGTCTTTTTCTCTACTTCTCTTACTCTTTGTAAAGCAAGTGGTTCGATAGGTCTTAATTCTAATATACCTTTTTTAGGATTTTTATCATCAACAATCATGTGAAAAAAGATTCGGCCATCTACATACCAATCTTTAAACATATCGTGTGAGCGTTTATTAAATCGTAATAGTTCTAAGACATTATTAAATTCTTCTATAATCTCTTTCTTAATATTATCAGCGTAATCTAATTCGTCCAGTAATAGTTCTACTGGAGCTGATTTATCAGATGATGCTATTGCTGCATCTACGATATCAGAAACAGCTGAATCACATTCTGGTTGTCTAGCTGCTTCTCGATACTTAATTATTAAATCGTTTTCAGAATCTGAATGTGTACCATCCAAATCATATACTTGTCCGTAATATCCACCAACAGTTGTAGATACAGATATTCCACCTACTTCTGGGTCATACGGAATCGGCGAAACAACTTTATCGGCCGATTTTTTGACCTTATCTTTGTCGCCGACCTTTTTAGTTATTTCATATCCAAAAATTTCTGCCATACTATAGTTCCTTATTAAAGGGGTATAAGCCACCCGAAGGTGGCTACCCTTTAAATATTGTTATGATGTTACGTTAACAGCTTCCCAATACTGATAAGCAAATTCACAAGTGAATTCTTCTAAAGTATCAGTTGTTTCGTAAGCTAATTCGATTGCACCCAAGTTTACTGGAAACGCGCCACGAATGTTGCACGCTTTTAGAATCTCATCATTTCGTCCTAACTGTTCAACTAATATGTCAGCTTGATAATCGACTGGGTTAACCAATCCAGTACCAGAGACATGCTCGTTGATACCATTCATCCATCTTTCGAATGAATCACGGACTTCGAATGAAGCTTCATTTGTAATAGTAGCAGTCCAGTTTTCAAATGTACGATCACCAGCAATCTTTAACTGACGCCCCCTAAAAGGAACGTCAATTTGTGCAATTACAGATGATGGTAACTGAGCTGCCTTACATAAAAACGAAGTAAGTTCAGAGTTTCCACCAGCATAACTAGGGAAGTTAATAGTACAACGAAACAGATTAGGTCTCGCTCCACCGTTTACTAATTTTGACTTGAAGTCATCTATTCTAAATGTTGCCATTTTTATTTACTCCCTATTATTTATACGTTTCCAACGATCTCTGAAAACTCAACACCAGTTCTTGTGGCGATGAAGTTCAGTGTGATGAAGTTAATTGATCGTGCTGGTTTAATGAATATATCAGCCACGAATCGATTAGAGTCAATTACTTGTCCTGTGTTATTTGTTTCGTCACAAACAACTAAGAAGTCTGTAATACCTCTCCGTCCTTGAACATCTCTTAAGAAAGGTTCTACTAAGTTACGGAATGTTGCTCTTGTGAACTCATCGTTCAACTCAAACAACTGGAACTTAGCTGCTGTTGCTATTGCTTTCTCAAGTGTGATAAACAATCTACGAACATTGATTCTGTCGAACGCAGATGGTTTAGACTGTAATGTCTTATCACCGAACAAGACTGTACCTTGGCCAGGGAATGTAACGATTGGGTTTATTCCTGCTTTATAGAGTTCATCTCTAGTAGCTTTCTTAGGATTAAATGCCAACTTAGTCACACCCTTCAACTGACCTCGATTGAATCCGCCTGGTGAGAACCATGCTTCTGCAACTCGATCAGTATTAGCACATAGACCAGCTAAGTGACCTTGTGTACCAATGTAAAGGAATTGATCGTTGTATTTGTCGTAAATATAAGCTGATGTAGAACCCATCACACCGTATGAATCTGGCGCTGATAGAGAAGCTTTATAATCTTTGACATTTGTTAATGCATTAGTTTCAGTTTGATGTTTAGTGTCGTCTACAGCTGGACTTACGAATCCAACAGTATCTTTTCTTGCCGTAGCTACAGCTAATACTTTGTTACCAATAGTATTATCACCGTTTGCATCGGTTTTTGAGAATAATAAACCAACATCTTCGTTTTCAGGATCATTAAATAAATCAAGACCTGAAACAACATCTCCAGCTGTTACTGTAGTACCTTGGTCAACACCACTACCTAGTGCAAACACACCAGTTGTAGCATTTAGAGTTGTGACACTACTAATAGCTGATGGAATGTATATCCATTCAGATGATTCGTTTATTACATTAACATAATAGTTACTCGAACCGTCAGCATCTTTAGAAGTTGATACAGCATTTAAAAATGCCCATTTTTCAACTTCAGTTTCGACTGTTCCGTTTCCTGTGAATTCATCAGCAGTTGATGTAATCATTATGTGAAGTTCATTACCTGTTGGTGCTGCATCGAATTGATCAGATACTTTGTTTGTAGTTCCGTTGAATACTATACTACCAGCATTTGCTGCATTTACAATGTATACTCTTGTAGAGTTACCTAATGCTCCAGCATAACGAGAGAATATATCTCCTGTTAATGTCCCTTTGATTGCTTCAAAGCTGTCCTCATTTTTAATAAGGGCTGCTGTTGCTGAAGATGTTGCTGATATTGTAGGTGCTAAATTACTACCAGCATTATTATCAGATGTTCCATCGTATGTACTAGGTGAATCACCTGACACTGGGAATAGTAATGTACCGTCACCAAACAATTTAAAGTTAGGTGTATCATTATCACTTAAAACAGATGATACTTGATAACCTGATCCGCCAGACAACACCGTAAATGAATTAGCGTGGTATGTAAGATCAACTAAGAATCCTGAACCACTTGCTGGTGATGTGTTAGCTGAGGCTGCTGTTGTAGCAACACTCGAAAATTGTGTCGGAGTTACAACTGTGAATGTTGCGGGACTGTTAACATCTAATGT